ACCATCTCGTAAATACATACTATTTGTATCATATTTTATAGCATGAAATATGTTACCGGACAAACGCTGTTGTCTACCGGTTTTATTATAATGGTCGTATAATTTCTCTTTATGTAAAGGTATGTTACCGATTTCTTTATGATTCGCATGATAATACCAATTCCAATCAAATGTATGTATATTATTAAGGGAATTATATATATTCGGTAAATTGTATTTCATAAATAATTCATCCATCAATGAAAAACGAACCCAAAACATGGTTCCCGATACATATGGTTGTTTACATATTGTAGTTGTCTCATTAAAACGCCATTTTAATAGTTGTTGCAAATATGGTTGATTTCTTGTAAAATCTACATGAGCATCGATACATCGACCTTTTTTTGAAGCAATTACACCTACTTCTTTTTTTTTTTCGAATAATGTTAAAATATCTAGAATTGATTGAATTGAACCCATAATTGGTGTTAATAAATCCGTTCGACTATTGTTATTTGTTTTTGTATGTATTTTTAGTAAATAATCATAAGTATACGACCTTCGTTTAATATGTTCCAATATATGAAAAAAACTTCCTATATCGAACCCATAATTTTCCGATTCAAATATGGTTTCGTTTGGATAATTTTGTTTTAACTGGTGTATTTCTTCTTTACTAATAGTATCTATTACATTAAAATAAATGTCCAAATAATATGCATCATATTGTGCAGAAACCAGGTTATCTATGTATGTCTTCATTTTATTGAAAATATGGTAACTTCCTATATGACATATACAGCATACGCGCGGTAGGTAAGTACTCGTTTTCTCTACCTTTTTTTCAACTAACATCTTGATATTCATATTATAAATTGCCCGTTGTTCCCATAATTTGCTATAGTGTAAATTATTTTGGTATTTCAATTGTTCTTCTCGATATCCATCATATACGCCCAATACAGTCGTGTTTTTATAAATAATATTATTCGCATTTTCACTATGAAATAATTTGATATCTTTCAGTAAATGAATATTCTGTAAAAAGTCGCCCATAAAATATTGTTGTCCAAGAAGACCCGGTCCGGTGGGAGACAACGCATTATGCCCATAATAATAATTTTCCGTGTAATTTGTTATAGATTGAATGCATGCGCGAAGTATTTTATTACGCGGTTTTACTGATATAAGTGCTGTATAAATGCCCATATTGTTTGGTTCCCAGTAACCAGTACGGTCAAGCACAAAATGCTCGCGTTCACACAAATCATATAATTTAAACCCATTTTTGATTTGATATTTAATATCAATATAAATTCCTCCGTTCTTATATAATATACAATAGCGCCATAAATCCGATTTGTATGAAGATGGAGATAATTTATTATATGCGTCCAATACGTCTTTATCAAAATTGTTTTTGATAAAATTACGACATTCCGATTCATCATACAATTTAAATTCTAATTCCGGGTTTCGTTTACATAAATGTTCGTAATTATTTCTCATTTCGGGAGGAAGCTCTTGAGTATGCCATGTTGTATAACATATTAATGGTATTTCTGGTTCTAATTCTTCTTCGGGTATATATCCTTCATACTCTATTTTTAATCCATCTGTGATATATTTTTTATAATCAAATAAATTATCGACTGTTTTAAATTGTGTAGGTTTTACAACATTTTCTATATACGGCGTTTTTGACTCTACCTGTGGCGATTGTTTATATATTGACTCTATATGTGGCGATTGTTTATATATTGACTGCACTCTAATATTGGTGTTAGAATCTGTATTCGATATATCATCATAATTGGATATTATCACATCTGATTTTTCGCTTGAATCGCTATCGTCTCCACTATCGTCTCCACTATCGTCTCCACTATCCTCCTTTATTATATATGGCTTCTCTTCAAATAATTCAAATTCTGCAAGTGGCGTGTCTTTGCGCATATATGAATTCATATTCATTTTCGATTCTTCACGGTTACTCACAATGGAAGATGAACGTAATACTGATTGTGGTTTGTGTATATTTGATTTGCGCATATATTCTCTTTCCAGTATTTCATTACTATATGTATATTGTCCGTTCGATACAGGTAATGGATTACTTTTTATTAATCGAAAACGTTCCTTGTCTATAACATTTTGAGAAGGGCGTTGAATTAAATTAGTATACTGGTTTAATTGGTGCATATTATTTGGCGTTTCCATTATACGATGGATATTATTCATATCAACTTTAGCATCATTCAATAACGTTCTAATGTCTGACGTATTGTCGTCTATATTCTTATTTTTTATTTGTTGTTTATTACGATATTTATTTGTAAACAACATATTTTATACTATTTTAACACGACATTAAATAGTATAAATTTAGACTAGTTGGGAAAACCCTTTAAAAAAAGGACCCAAACGACCCACCTAAAACACCATTTGCTGCTTGTGGTCCATTATACCCATCAAATGGATTTGATGCTCCCTCTGATTGGGATTGAGAATTTCCTTGGTCTCTAGAGCTCACTATTGGTGCAGGGGGGAATATATCAGTTGTATCAGATGTATCATAATAATCAGCCTGACTAGTCGTATGAGCAGATGCTACTTTACGTTTTGATTTTCCTTTATAATCGTCAGCGGGACCATTCCATAATTCCATAACACGGTCAACTAAAATGTTTACTTTCATTCCTAACTTGGTCTGGATGCTTAATACAACTACTAAAAATGTTAATATCACATTTGTTAATGTAAGATTTTCATATTTGAATCCACTGTATGTTGGGAAATAACTAATTAGACGATGAATAATTATTATACCGCAAAACATGATGATTAATTGAAGAAATATTTCAACAGCTATTTCTAGTGTTGATTTTTCACTATCAGCTTCGGGGATAAAACGCTGAACCGCTTTATTCAATAATACAATTGGAATAACGCCTAAAGTAGCGTATTGCACTACATTTAATATCTCGGCTTTTCCTTCTTCGGTTGTCGAAAATACGTGAGAGAAAAAGGGTTTACTATGAATATCACGTGCTTCTTGTAGAATATCCATTCTATATATATTTTTCATTAGATTTTTATCTTCATCACTACATTATCTCGTATTCATAAATGATACTACATTGAAGTTTTTACCCATCCATGGTATTTCTCCCGATTTTGCGTTACGAACGAGGTTTATATTTAGCAAATGTTATATATAATGAATTCGATTGCTGCCGCTAAAAGACGTCGTGCTGGCGTTCAAGTTGCCGCGTCACCTATGTTTAAATCCGGCGCTCCAGCTCCGACTGCGAACAATCCACCCGTTAGAATACAACACTCATCTTCTACTCCTTCTATATCAACTGATACTACTACCATAGACACTAAAAAACCTATGCCGTTACAACAAGTTATTAGTGTATTGGATAATCGCATATTATATTTAGAAAACCATTTGGTTAAATCTACAGACGAACCTCAATTAGTAAATACCGGTAGGTCAAATAACCACGAATCTTCGAATTCGATTAATAAAGATGAGATCGAAAATATCATTGTAGACACCATTAAAAATCACATGTCCGAATTTAATGATAGATACGAACTACTAGCATCCGAAATCGTAAATATAAAACAAATTGTATTGCAATTACAATCATATACACTTGATGTAAATAAAACGTTGTTGAGAGACAGAGACCACTTGTTAGAACTTGTCAACAGAGCAAACCAAGAGCCAATTTCAGCAAATATTGCCCAAGAACTTGCCGAGGAATCACAAGTTGTCGCAGAGGAATCTCCCATTGTCGCAGAGGAATCTCCCATTGTCGCAGAGGAATCTCCCATTGTCGCAGAGGAATCTCCCATTGTCGCAGAGGAATCACAAGTTGCAGAGGAATCACAAGTTGCAGAGGAATCTCCCGTTGTCGCAGAGGAATCACAAGTTGCAGAGGAATCACAAGTTGTTGAAGAGTCTCGCGACGACGATGAGTCACCAAATATTCAGACTGAACTGACCGAAGACTCTCATGATGAAGACAATGTTGAGAAAAAAAAAGGTAAACGCAAAGGAAAGAACAAAAATGTGGTTCAGGTTACTTTAGACGAGACACAATAGTCAATTCTTCGTAGTTTTAGATAATTTTTAATATTATGAATTATAAATTATGTATTCACAAGAAGATACGATTGCTAACCAAATAAATGATTTGAAAGCAAAATATTATAATAAAAATGGGTCATCCATTTTATTTAAGAATACACAAAAGAGGGATTGTGCTGCGGAAATTGTTAATAATATTCCAATAAATACATTGTTAAAGGAAACAATATACATTGTTGAAAACACAAATCAAGTATATATTAAATATGAAATATTAAAATCATTTGCAGCTCCATCTGTATATTCAATAATAATTAACCATATTAGCAACCTTGTAGAATTGTGTATTGAAAATCATGGTTCATTTCAATTATATATTAACATGAATACATTTACAATTACTGCTGCAAATCGTTATAAAGAATTAATACAAATGTTCTGTGAAAAAGCATTGCAGTCCGACTCTATATATCATACCAAATTACAAGCAATATATCTGTATAATTATCCAGCTATTATTCCCGTTCTTACACAATTATTTTCAGCATTTGTAGATAGTAGTGCTCGGGGGAAAGTAGTTATGGTAAAATAACCCAAGTAAATAGAATATAAAGCGTTTATATTATATATTTTACTCATGGAAATCCAAATTAACCAGCCGTCTAACGCAGAAATTTTCTACGGTTTATTTCAATATATCAAATTGTTCACCAACGATATTAATATTCACTTTGAGACGGGACAATTATTTATACAAGCATTAGATACGTCACGTGTATCTATATTTGAAGTATATTTACCAAAAAGTTGGTTTGATGTATATAATATTAGCGATGAAAATGGAGCAGTTATTGGAATTAATACAAATAATTTATATAAAGTATTGCATGCACGTGAGAAAAACCAATGCTTGACTATGAAAATGGACGACGCGTCAGATGATAAAATTATATTATATATGACTTCTGATAATCCGACTATATTTGATAAACATTTTGAATTGCCGTTAATGGACATAGACACTGAAATGAT